CAGTTGATGATCCTGCAGACAATCAGGAAAAATATCTCAATGATTTGAATTCAGGTACTATAGATCCTAAGTACTTGTTTACCAAAGCACGCAAAGGCGGCCATCAATTTGTCTTGGATGATGGCGCCGCACTAGGCGAAGACCAATTGATAAGATTGCGCACTGCTGGTGGACACCAGCTGCTGATGAACGATACCAACAATATCCTTTACATCGCCAACGCAGATGGGACCAGCTGGTTTGAACTAGCGTCTGATGGTAGCTTGAATGTCTATACCACTGGTGGATATAATCTACGCAGTGAAGGCACAGTTAACGTACACACCGACAGCGATTTCAATCTCAATGCTGTTGGAGACATCAATATATCTGCAGGGGGTAAATTTTCTGTCAACAGCGGCACTACAGAATTACTACAAACAGCATTGAGTGTAGAAAGCAATGGTAAGATAACGTTCAAAGCTGGTGGTGATTTTCTAGTAGATGCACAAGGCAAGATCAGTTTAAAAGCGGGCGGTGTATTTGCCACTGAAGGCACTGGTATATATCAGAACAGCGGCAAGACCGTACCTGTACCTGCACTTAAACCTATACAGATTAACAAATTACCAGATACCATAGATGCAGGAGGGGGTGATGCTTGGCAAATAACACCGGCAGCATTGAGCAGTATAGTCACAGTAGCACCTAGCCATGAACCTTATTATAGAGGTGAAACTGGAGTATTCTTCAAACCTACCAGTCCTGGTATACAGCCCGGAGCTGCTTGGTCAGAATCAGTTGACGCTACCAAACAAGCACAGGATACTGGAGTACAAAATCCAGGTGGAGATAAAGATCTGCGCAACCAACCTAAATGTGATTGCACGCTAGGTAATCTAAGCGGTGATCAACTCACAGCTTATTTCGCACAGATTGGCAAGAGTGAAAGCGGAGGCAACTATGCCGCGGTTAACAGCATCGGTTATGTGGGCAAGTACCAATTTGGCTATCCGGCACTGATAGATGGTGGTTATGTAAAATCGTCATGCAAGTCAAATGCGCAACTAAAGAATCCTAATAATTGGACTGGCAAGAATGGTATAGACAGTCTAGATGCTTTCTTAGTTAATCCAGCAGAACAAGAAGCGGCCATGTGCTCATACACACAACGTAATTATACCAGCATGTGTAAAATTGGGGCAGTTACCCAAGATCAAACGCCTGAAGACGTTGCTGGCATGTTGGCAGTCAGCCATTTATTAGGCCCAGGCGGTGCTAAACAATATCGCCAAGGACAGAACTCCGCCGATGCCTACGGTACCACAGGTGCTACATATTTCAACAAAGGCAAATATGCAGTGGCAGTACTAGCACCTAAATTACCAGCAGTAAACGCCGGATAAATATTATTATGGCTACTACATACAAAGGATTCAGCACTCAAGCAGGTAATAGAAATTTCCGCTTGAATGACTTTAATCTTATCAAACAGGATATCTTAAATCACTTTAACATACGCAAAGGTGAGAAACTGATGCGGCCAAATTTTGGCACTATCATCTGGAATGTGCTTCACGAACCATTCACAGAAGACCTTAAAAGTGTCATTACCGAAGATGTCAAGGCTATCGCCAGCTATGATCCACGTGTGAGCTTTGATAATATCATCATCACAGAATTCGATCAAGGTATTCAGATTGAATTACAGCTACGCTATGTTTTAACAAATCAGACTAATATGATGCTGATAAATTTTAACGGCGCGACTAACACTCTAACAGCCAGCTAATTAACTACCCACTTTTTTCCTAAGATAAATACTATATAATAGGAAAACCAGCATGGCACAAACCACAAGACAAACTAGCTTATTAGTATCCCAAGACTGGACTAAGTTATATCAAACATTCCGTAATGCGGATTTTCAAAGTTATGACTATGAAACTCTGCGTGCTACGATGGTCAGCTACTTACAGCTTTACTACCCAGAAGATTTTAACGATTTCATCGAATCCAGTGAATTCATCGCACTGATTGATATGATCGCCTTCCTAGGGCAATCATTGGCTTTCCGTGCAGATTTAAATGCCCGTGAAAACTATATCGATACTGCACAACGTCGCGACAGTATTCTTAAACTGGCAAGATTGATTTCATATAATCCTAAACGTAATATCAACAGCAAGGGCTATTTAAAATTTGCCAGTGTAAGTACTACAGAAACCTTGTATGACAGTAATGGCCTTGATCTCAGCGGCCTAGTGATCAACTGGGCAGATGCAGGCAATGGTAATTGGTTAGAACAATTTACACTGATCTTAAATGCTGCGATGGTAAACAATCAAGGCGTAGGTAAACCCAGCAACAGCCAAATCATTAATGGTATCGTCAACGAAGAATATCAGATCAATCTGGTACCTAACATACTAGCTAAATTTCCATTTTCAGCTGTGGTATCTGGAACACAGATGTCATTTGAGTCGGTCAGTCCTACGTCAGCTGGTAAGACCTATATCTATGAAGCTAATCCTTACATAAATGCTCCATTTAATATCTTATACAAAAATGACAACCTAGGTAATGGTAGTGTTAACACAGGATATTTCTTGTATTTTGTTCAAGGCACTTTACAAAGCCAAGATTTTAATTTTGCTGAAAGTATTCCTAATCGCGTTTACAGCATTAATACCAACAATATCAATAATAGTGATATTTGGTTATATAGTCTAGACAGTAATGGTAATCTTAATACCCTATGGGAACAAGTTCCTGCGGTAGCTAATACTAATGTTATCTATAATCAAAGTCAAAATAAAAATATCTATCAGATAAACACACGTGCCGGTGACCAGATCGACCTAGTGTTTGGTGACGGATCATTTGCTAATATTCCACAAGGTAATTTTAGACTTTACTACAGAACCAGCAACGCCTTACAATATAAAATCACTCCTGATGAAATGCAAGGAGTTATTATTCCTGTAAACTATGTTAGTGCTGGTGGTCGTGTAGAGACACTTAATATCACAGCCAGCTTGCAATACACAGTAGCTAATGCTACTACACGTGAAAGCCTAGATGATATAAAACAAAAAGCACCACAACAATACTATACACAGAATCGAATGATCACAGGTGAAGATTATAATATCTTGCCTTACACACTATTCAATAACGTATTAAAAATTAAAGCAGTAAACAGAACGTCAAGCGGTATCAGTCGTTACTTAGATGTTATTGACGTAACAGGTAAGTATTCAAGCACTAATATCTTTGCACAAGATGGTATGTTGTATAAAGACATTTTTACCAACACATTTAGTTTTGACTACAATACTACAAATGATATCTATCGTGTGATCTATGACAAAGTAGCTCCTATAGCCCAAGCATCAGAAACTCGGCAGTTCTTCTACTCTAATTATCCATTGATCGAATTAAATGACATCTATTGGCACACATCAACAACTATTGCCAATGGTTCAACAGGCTACTTCGTTGACAGTAATAAAAAGATTCTGCAGATTGGATCAGCAGTAACCAGTAACAATCAATATATCGTGCAGGGTGCAATCGTTCGTTTTTCAGCGGGCATTGGTAATTATTTTGATGCTAACAATTATGTCAAATTAGGAACACCAAGCCAGCCCGGCGACAAATATTATATCTATGCCAGCATTGAATTAGTAGTGGGTGATGGAACCAACGGAGGTAAAGGAAACTTATCAAGTGGTCAAGGTCCTGTGACCATCAATGCTATTATTCCTAAGATAGGTCTTCATCTTGCAGAACAATCGATCATCGGTACCAAGGTGTTTGCTGTATTCAATAATGCTTTCTCAAATTTTTTAGTAGCACAGATGGTTAGTTATATACAGGCCTTTGCTAATTTTGGTTTACGCTATGATGTACAATCAGGCACTTGGAAAACCATCACTCCACAGGATCTAAACACGATAGATGATTTTAGTCTAACTAATGCGGGCGATACCAGCGGGCAGGCACTGGACAGCAGTTGGTTGATCGCATTCCAAACAGTAGGACAAACCTACACAGTTTATTATCGCGGTCTAAATTATGTTTTCCAAAGTGTACAGGAAACTAACTTCTACTATGATGGTACTACTAAGATTTTTGATGCAACAACTGGAGTGACGGTACGTGACCAGATCAAGGTATTAAAATCTAATAGTAATCCCGACGATGCTAATCCATTGGCATTAGACTATATTTGGTACATTTATAAGAGTGTAACTAATGTTGATGGTTATACAGATATCAATAAGATATTACTGACATTCAGTGACAGTAATAACGACGGTATTCCTGACAATCCAGAACTATTTGATTTGATCGTTAATCCAACGGTGAACACTGATAGCAAATATGTATATTTCGTACAAACTGTAGGCTACGATAACTTTGCTATACAAACTCCTGTAGACAACACCAAAGTAGTATCTATATACAGCTCTCTAAGAGATGCGCAGATATTTGCTACACTTTATCAAGATGCACAACTGTTCTACATCGCTCCTGAAAATAAATTTTACAAACTCAGAGTAAGTGGTGCGGTCTATACATTAGTAGAGCAAACAGGTACCAACGGTACTGCGTTCTATACTGCTAAACTTGGTCGACAAAGCCTGTACTTCCAATATCGCCATAACAGTCCTAACAACCGTCGTATCGATCCAAGTCCAAATAACATCATCGACCTGTATATTATGACACAACAATATGCTACAGATTATATAGCATGGGCACAGGATATCACTGGAACTATCGCAGAACCAACAGCCCCAACCAGCGAAGAGTTAGAAACCAACTACAATCTATTAGATAATTACAAAGCAGTTAGTGATACAATTATCTATAATCCTGCGGCATTTAAACCGTTGTTTGGCAGCAAGGCATTACCTAGTCTGCAGGCAACATTTAAAGTAGTTAAGAATCCTAACGTGGTAGTCAGCGATAATGATATTAAAACTTCAGTGATCGCGGCTATCAATCAATACTTTGATATAGCTAATTGGGACTTCGGTGAAACGTTCTACTTCAGTGAACTGGCGGCGTATCTACATGTGCAATTAGTTCCAAAAATTTCTAGTATCATCATCGTGCCAGCAAATGAAACAGAAGTGTTTGGTAGCTTGATGCAGGTCAATGCTGGCATCAATGAGATCATTACCAGCTGTGCTACAGTCAACAATGTTAAGATAATTTCAGCAATCACGGCTGCACAGATTAATACCACTGGTATAATAACTACAGTTTAGGGACCGAAATGGCACAAAGAAAGACACAGACATTTTTACCACAAATATTCCAGACTGACACGAATCAGAAATTCTTGTCAGCTACAATGGATCAATTGGTCAGTGAACCAGATCTGGCAACCTTATATGGATACATTGGTCGTAAGTTTGCACCTACATACAAATCAGGTGACAGCTATGTGATCGAATCTACCCCAGATCGCCAAAACTATCAACTTGAACCCAGTGTTATAATTAAAGATGATCAAAATAATGTAACTTTCTTTGCAACCTATTTAGACATACTGGATAAAATCCGTAACTATGGTGGCATCACTACAGATCAAAATCGATTATTTGAGCAAGAATACTATACGTTCGATCCGTTGATCAGTTTTGATAAATTTGTTAATTTCAGCCAATACTATTGGTTACCAAATGGTCCAGATCCGGTAGAAATCAACACCAGCGGTGTTGAGTTGACTATTACCTATACAGTTGAACGTGATGGCCCTAATAACAGATATATTTTTAAAAACAATGGCGTGGTTGATAACAGCATCATTCTGGCTCGAGGTGGCATCTATAAATTTGTAGTCAATCAACCAGGATATCCACTATGGATACAAACGGAATTAGGTACGAATGGCAAATTAATAGCAACGCCAACGCTGAGCTCACGCGATGTGTATGGTGTAGAAAATAACGGTACGGATCAAGGTACGATTACATTCCGTGTGCCACAAGCAACAGAACAGGATAGATTCTTGTCAATGACATTGGTAGACAATATAAGTTATGCTACTCCTGTGCCATACATGAATTTTCAAAATAAGACCGTTAGTCAGTTTGTGAATCTCTATCCATATTATGCAGGTATCGTTGGACAGTTCAATGGTAAGACATTAGTTTTTGTAACTACAGAAGCGTATGATAATTTAGGTGAAGAAGCATGGACTAATCCAGTTGTCCATGATAACGATGGTAATGTTGTTCTAGGATATGATGTTGGATATGTAGTTCCTGATAGTCAAAGATTTGGTATCTGGCGTGTTGTTTTAGTAGACGCGGGCATCACAAAAGCTGACGGATCACCTGATCTGTTAATACAGATGATCTATGTTCAGAATGTGCCAGTAAATCAAAAAGTTTATATCAAATATGGATTAGCCAACGCCAACAAAGAGTACTATAAAGACTATGACGGCTTTTTAAAACAAATGCCTCTGATCTCAGCTACGCTAAACAATCTATGGATACAAGATTCCACATCAACTAATCTATATCAACCAATCCAGATAGTAGAATATGCAGGGTGGACGATCGATGTTGAAACAGAAATCATTGGTCAACAAAATTATACCAGCCCCAATGGCGTTGAATTTACTTCAGGATTGAAAGTGCAGTTCGGTAATGATGTTAGTCCTACACAATATCAAAATCGCCAATACTATGTTGAACAGGTGGGCGACATTGGTGGTAGCATACAATTAGTACCAGTAGACGAACTAGTGACCCCAGAAGCCTATAACGATGAAAATTCTAAGAACTATCCTCTGATCAGAATTGTGATCAGTGAACAAGTAACAGAAAACATTCCAACAGGTACAACGATCACTATCGGCAATACCAGCATAATAGTTTATGAAGAAGTTATTGTTGGCAGAAACTATATCACCACACTAACAAGTATCAGTCAATCAAACGTGGGCGCAGTAGTATCTGGCCTTGGTATTCCTCCTGGAACTATAGTTAGTTCTATCCGCCTTGACACAGTATTTCCAGATTATATTACTATTAACAGAGCCAGCTTAGATCGCAACGCTTGGTCACGTAATAATCGCTGGTTCCATATAGACGTTATAATTTCCACAGCCGGATACAATGGGGTTCAACCAGTCTTTGATCAAGGCAGCCGAGCACAGCGTCCTATCATACAATTTGAAACTAACATACAATTATTAAATGATGGACGTATCGCCAAAGCTCCTATTGACATATTAGATAAAACAACATTAAACGCATTCTCAGACCTACAAGGTAAGACCTACACTACCGCATTTGGTGTTACACTATTTGATGGTATGCGTGTGGTTTTTGCTGCTGACCAAGATCCTTTAGTCAATAGTAAAATCTATGTAATAAATTTAGTTCAATACAATGTCGACAATTATGGACAGCCGACAGGACCTAAACATATTAATCTCGTCAAAGCCAGCGACGGTGATGTAGATCCTTATACTACAACTGTAGTTAAATTAGGTCAATACAAAGGTGATGGTTGGTGGTATGACGGGGCAAGGTGGAATCCCAGTCAAAAGAAAACTAACCTACAGCAACCTCCGCTATTTGACGTGTTGGACGTTACTGGCAAGAGCATTTCAACATATCCTCGTAGTACATTTGCGGGTACACAAATATTTGGATATGTGATCGGAACTGGAACTCCTGATCCAGTGTTAGGATTCCCTTTAAGTTATAAAACATTCCAGGCACAAGGCGACATCAAATTCCAAAACTATTTTAACACAGACACATTTGACTATGTAGACGCTGCAGGTGTTATCGTAACTAATAAAATTAACCTAAGCTATCTACAAAAAATACAAGATTATGCAACATTAAAACCTAGAAACACTTGGTTAATGGTCCCTGAGCCCAGTCGCCAATATCAACAGATCAGTTATGTTTATGACGGTACCAATAATCCATTTAAGATTGATATAGTACCAAATCAATCTGCAAGTATCCCTAGTACCAAGGTATTCCAAAACTTTGTTTATTTACAGAACAATGATTGGTCTTTGGCAGGCAATGAGATCACAGTATCTACTCGCTTAGCGATAGGTGATCAGATTGACATTTTAATCTATAGTTCAGAAATCAGTAAATTAGGTTTTTATCAAGTTCCACAAAACTTAGATTTGAATGCACAAAATGTTGACATCGACACCCTAACACTTGGTCAGATACGTAACCACTTGGTAGCGTTAGCACAGAACAGTACAATTTTAACTGGTGATGTATTAGCCGCTAGCAATCTACGTGATATTGATATTAAACAACAAGGTGGAACGATCCTACAACATAGCAGTCCGACACCTTATGCAAGTTTATTCTTGATCGATGACAAAGCAAGCTTCATCAATGGTCTTCGACTGGCACAACAAGAATATACTAAATTTAAAAATAAATTTTTAAATCTCAGTACTAGCCTAAATGGCATTGATGCTAACGATCCTGTTGCCAGTGTTGATTTAATTTTAACTAAAATCAATCAAGTAAAGAATAAAACATTCCCATGGTATTATTCAGACATGGTACCATATGGTCCATTGAAAAATATTGTAGGACAGATTGGTACGATTGATGGTTTTGAAATATTTGATCCATTAAAATTAAACTATGAAATTACAGAAATTTTTAATGATCAAGAACTAAGCAATAAAGCAGTTTTAGTATATCTAAACAATGTTCAATTAATTAAAGGTGTTGACTACAACTTCAGCACTGACACACCTAGTATTAACTTCACTACTGATCTGGCAGTTGGAGACATCGTTAAGATAGTAGAATACTCAAACACCGATGGTAATTATATTCCAGAGACTCCTACTAAACTAGGATTATGGCCTACATGGATTCCTGAAATATTCTTAGACAATACCTACAGAGATCCGACTACGGTTATTAGAGGTCACGATGGTAGTATTACTCCAACCTTTGGTGACTACAGAGATGATTTCCTACTAGAACTTGAACTACGTATCTATAACAATATCAAACTACCTAGCAACAGCACATTTGGGGATATATTCCGTGTGATACCAGGTAAGTTCCGTGATAGTGATTACACGCTCGCGGAAATTAATAGCCTAGCTAGCATTGATTTCTTAAATTGGATTGGTAATAACAAATTAGATTATTCAACTAATACTACTTTTGATCCCAATGATTCATTTACATGGAACTATGCAGACAGCACTGACAGGATTGATGGTAGTAAACTGCAAGGTTCGTGGCGTGCATGTTACATGTATTTCTATGATACTATACGTCCACACATTACACCTTGGGAAATGTTAGGATTTGCCGCTAAACCAGATTGGTGGGAAGCGTTCTATGGTCCAGGTCCATACACAGGCGGCAATAAACTTCTTTGGGATGACTTAGAAGCAGGGCTCATCCGTTACGGTCCTCGTGCTGGTGTTGATGTTAATTATCGTCGACCTGGGCTCAGTACAGTTATACCAGTTGATGTCAATGGTAACTTGCTAAGTCCGGCACAAATTCTTTCTCAATCATTTAACAGCAAGAGATCTGCGTCAGCATGGGCTATTGGTCAACAAGGTCCGGTAGAATTTTCATGGAGAATCAGCAGTGAGTTCCCTTATGCTGTTCAACAGGCACTGGCATTAGCTAAACCAGCTAAGTATTTTGGATCATTGATAGATACATACAATTACACTCCTTTAAACTTACTATATAGCATTGACGAATTGTCTGATGGTACAGTTATAGGTTCAGAACAATATCTAACCAGGACAACTAATCATCATATCACCCAAAATGCTATTGATTTTAACGGTGATAGTTCATCAGGCACTGTATATAGAGGTGCTGGATACTTAAACTGGATCGCTGACTACCTAACTAATTTAGGTATCAACCCAGTCAACTATTTAATTCCAATGTTGAGAAATTTTCAAGTTAATCTTGGATATAAAGTAGCAGGATTCACTGACCAAGCGTATTTAGAAGTATTGGCTGAACAAGTAAGCCCAACAAGTACGAATGCCAGTGTGTTAGTACCAACTGAAAACTATAAAGTCTATTTAAATGAAAATCCAGTGCCAGTAGACAAGATAGTTTACAGTGCAGTGATCGTTGAAAAAACCACCAACGGTTACAGTGTTCGCGGATATGATCTGTTCAACAGTTATTTTACTATTATTCCCAGCGTGGTAAATTCAAACGCCAGCAGAATCACAGTCCAAAATAAATCAGCTACGATTTATAATAACTATCAAAATTTAAAACTAAAGGTACCATATGGTTATGAATTTACGACTCCACAACAAGTAGCAGATTTCTTGATCAGCTATGAGCGTTATTTGATAGCACAAGGTTTTACATTCACTGAATTGGATCCTGATCTAAATGAGATTCGCAACTTTAAACTTAGTGTTAAAGAATTTCTGTATTGGACACAACAAGGCTGGAAACCTGGTAGTATCATAGTCCTAAGTCCAGTAGCAGAAACTATTAATGCTATCAGCGTTGGTGCTATTACAGCTGGCATTGAAGATAGTCAATACGGTAGCAAGGTATTAGATCAAAACTTCAATCTAATAAAGAATAATAACTACAGTGTGGTTAGAACACCCAGCACGTTTAAGTTAAGCCTAAACAACACTGCTAGTGTGATTGGGTACTTAGAGGTTGATCTAGTACAATTTGAACATGCGTTGATATTTGATAATACCACAGTGTTTAATGATGTTATCTATCAACCAGAAAGTGGTAATAGACAATATCGTTTGAAATTAGTAGGTCAAAAAACCGCAGGATGGGATGGAAGTTTAAGTCCTGCAGGTTTCGTTTACTATTCAGGAGTAGTTGATCAATGGAATCAAGGACAGGATTATCTCCAGGGTGACCTTGTTCAATATAAAAATCAATACTATACAGCTCTGCAAAATGTAATTGCTAATCCAACGTTTCAATTCCAGTATTGGCAGCAGATTAACAACACACAAATACAAAATGGCTTGTTGCCTAACTTCTCAACATTAGCAGTGGTAAGCAAGTCATTCTATGATTCTTATGGTAGTGTGAAAGATGTTCCACAGATGCAATTTAGTCATTCACTGATCGGCTATAAACCAAGACAGTATCTCGAAGATTTAGGATTGACTCAGACCACACAAATTGAATTCTATAAAGGTTTTATTAAACAAAAAGGTTCAGCAAATGCTATTAACGAAATGTTAACAGCAACGTTTAACAATCTATCTAGCAATATCGCATTCTATGAAGAATGGGCCATGCGTGTAGGGGAGTACGGAGCACTATCTAGCAATCCATTCGTAGAAGTTCCATTAAACGAAAGTGCCTTTAGTATTAACCCCAGTATAGCACAGTTTGTTGGTGAAGCAGACAATAACCTTGCTGATGGAATCAATAAATTTAATAAATCGCAATTATATAAATCTTATGGTACATATACCGGTAACATAGCCTTAATCAGGACTTCATCAAGTAACATAGATAATGATATTCCTACAGCAGGTTATGTAAACATTGATGATGTTGATCTAACTATATTTGATCTTGCAAACTATGTTGACCTCGACAATAATATAGCTGACATGGGTAGTGGATATCTAATCTGGGTAGCTAAAGACTTTACACAAAATTGGAATGTATATCGTGTAACTGAAACTAACAATTCAGTTACACAGGTAGCCAACGCACTCAACGGTTATATTACATTTGCAACAAATACACCACATGGTTTCGTAGCTGGAGATATATTTTTAATTAAAGACTTCCTTACAGCATTCAATGGATTCTATCAAGTTTATCGCGTGATGAGTCTGAACGAAGTTATGGTGACCTATACGGGGTCAACAGCAAATCTCACCACACTTCCGGGCAATGGTATCCTTCTTAGGATGGATAGCATGCGATTCAAATACATGGAAGACAGTCGCATCTATGGTTTAACTAATCCACCTAATGGTTGGAAAGTTGGTGATAAAATCTGGATTGACGATGATGCAGCGACCACGGCAGTACAAGGTCAACCATATAGTCCACAACCAAGCGGTACTTGGAAAGTCTATGCCAAGCAATACCCATGGTCTTATCAACAACAACTATTAAAAGGATCTGGATCTTACGCCAGTGATGATGGCTATGGCACTTCTGTTAAGATGTCAGCTGATGGATTAATTGTTGCTACTGGATCACCACAGAGTGGTATCACTGGTACGGTTGCTACATTCTTAAAAAATTATGCCGGCGAATTCATTGAGAGTTTTGGCATCAGTCCGTTAGGTGCAAACACAAGGGCATTTGGGTCATCTGTAGATTTAGCTACTACATCTATAGGCACAACTACATTATCGGTAGGTGCACCCACTAGTTT